TAATGCGCTTGTCCTTTTCCTGTGTCGCCTCACGGAACTGCTGCTCCAAAGCCTGTCTTGCCTCGGTGTACTTGCCCTGTTTCTCCAGGTCTGTTTGTTCCGCCTTAGCTTTGAAGTCCAGTAACTCCTGAATGTCAACGCCATCAGGAATGGTTTTTGTTTGCTTGAGCTTGCCGATCAGTTCAAAGTTTTTCTTTTCTAATGCTTGAATGCTGCCTTTCAGCGCATCAAGCTCAGAATTGTTTGAAGCTTCTGGAGACGTAGTCTCTTGAATTTGCTCTTCAGCCATGAATAACCCGTAGGGCTAATTACAAACTCAGTGTAACTGCTTCAAGACCACTTTACTCGATTCGCCCAATATGCAGCAGATGTTTTGCCCTTTGCGATATTTTTAGCATGGCGTGCTTTAAATGACTTGCGTTTAATTTTATCCGCAGCACTCTCGCCTTTGCGCGGAGGTTTCGTTGAAGCGCCCTGCTGACCAAACCGAATGAGCTTCGGTTTATCGCCAACTTTGACGACAACAGCGTGGCTTTTGCCGCTTGAATGGTTTGGCGTACGAATCGGCTTGTTAAAGCCTTGAAACGCGTGACCTCCACGTTTAATTTGAGCCATTACTTTTTCTTGCGCTTTTTCTTCAACAGATCAGCGTCAGCAGTTCTTGCTCCGCCTTTGCCTGACACAAAGCTGTTGACTCTGCCCATAGCCCAAGCAGCCATTGGCACGTTGCGCGAGCCACTCGACAGATAAGCACCTTGACCACGCCTATAAACAGCAGACAGCTGCCCATAGGTAAAGCGCGACTTATCTGCCTTTTTTTTGAGCGCGGCTTTTGTTGCCTCGCTTAGTGGTTTTCTTTTTGGTGCCACTTTGTTTGGTCCGGGATGCAGAGACGGATTTGATGTCAATGAACTCACCGCGCTTGTAAGCATCAGCAGTTCGCTTGATCTCACGCGCTTTGGCAGAGCGATTTTTAGCACCTGAAAGGTACTTTTTAGGCAGACCAGTGGTCTTGTCCTTTGGAGTTCGTCTCTGCTTGCGTGCCATTACTTCTTCTTTTTCTTGGGTTTTTTCTTACCCATAGCCGACTGAGGCTTTTTAGGTCCGGTGTAACGAGGCATCAGGCGTCTCCTTTTGCTTCTGTTTTAGCAGGCTTGCTCTTTGCAGCAGGCTTGCGCGGAGGGCAAGACGGTGCAGCCTCTTCCTCTTGCACCTTGAACTTGTACTTAGCTGGGAGAGCCATAACGACGGCGAAGCTGCTCCAAGGTTAGCTCTGATCCGTCCTCGCTAACAAATTTGCGGATTGCGTCTGTCGGACCGTACTTTTTGGCTAAACGGTTGAAGTACGGAACCTTTTCAGGACCAAGAACATCCGCCTTAGTTTCCTTGCTTTGATTGTTGAGCCATTGACCGTAACTTTGATCTGCAGGCACCATCCCACCCTTTGCAGCACGCTTGCCTGGCTTTGGTGGTGTAAAGCCTAAGGCTTCATAATCAACGATCGGAACTGTTGTTGACCTGCAGTTGAAGTGCTGAGGTGGCACAGGACCTTTGCCGTATTCAAATACTTGACCGTCAAGAGAACGACAAATTGCAGATGTTCTTGTGTCTAATGTTGCTGTATAGCGGTATTTTTTTGTTATGTCTTGATTTGCCTCATAAGTTTGCTGGCTTGCAGAATTCGCAACTTGATTGATACTTGTTCGCATCAGTGCCATCACCTGATGATTTGCAACAGCTGTTACTTCGCCACCAGCTTGTGCAATTTGCCGTGCGCTTCCAGGTTGCCCAAAACGTAAACGACCTTTCAAGCGCCTTGCCAGTTTGTCTGTTGATTCACCAGTCAATAAACCATTTCGCACTGTCTTGGCAAAAAGATCAGCCTGCGATTCAGCAAGACCACGAAACGACTTTTCTAAAACCTTGCCGTTTGGCAATGTGATCGTTGTGCCCTGTGCAGCTGTTAGCTGAAACGTTGCAGGCGCTCCAGTCACAGCAGCCTGTAAGTCGTCGCTTAGCGAAACAACATTGATTGCTGTTGGATCAACCGTCGCAACAAACTGAGCAAACTGCGGACTGATTTGAATGCTCCGAATCTGATCGCGCAACTTAAGCGGTAACGCCTTGCGCAATTCTTCCTCAACGAACTCAGACTGCAAAACAGCTAAACCCTGCAACTCATCAACAGCAAGTGCAGTGCTAGCCCCAGCCCAGCCTTCAAGCGATTCTTTCAATTGAGCCAGAATCACACGCAGCCTTGCTGCTTTCGCCGGTGCTGACAACTCATCAATTCCCCGCAACCGATCAACAGCCTCCAAAATTAAATCGTTGTAAGTAACAGCAATGCGCTTTGCAACGCTGTTGCTAAAACGGTTTAAATCAACCGCATTTCGATACAGCGCAGCTGGAGTAGTCATGTTGGCTCAAGACCTAATTCTTCAGCTGTTGCAATACATAGAGCCGATACGTCCGCTCCTTCATATAACGCTTCGTGAACAACAGAAATTAACTGCTCCATAACGTTCACATCGTAGTTGTGGAGGGCCATTTCTGAAATTCTAAAAATTTTGCCATCACAAAACCAAGTAAGCCTGACAACCGCAAAATACCGGCCATTCAGATTATCTTGGGCAAAATATAGAACCTGTTTGCGTGGTGGTTTTGGTTTCTGCAACCTGTTCAGCCAGCTCATTATTCAGCACCCTCGACTTCCTCCGCTTCTGGCATCGTGCTTTCTTCTGCTGGTTCTGGTGTTGGCTCTGGCGTGTTCATCTCTATCAACCCACCGTTTTGCGTAGCTTCTAGCTCGTTCTCAACGTCAAAGTCATCGCCAAGCACTTCACCCGCTTCTAGCTGCAACAGCAAAGTTTCCTGTGTGATCGTGCCAGCGGTGTAAAGCTGCAACAACGCCTGAATTTCCAAAGGCTCAAGCCTTACTCCCATAAAATCACGATTGACCAAACTGCTGCCAGCGTTTGACTCCTGCATATATTCAGCGTGAAAACGCAAGCAATTGTCAATCATGTCTTGCATTTGCTGCGCCACAACCATCATCGTGCTGTCACCCTGGCTGCGGTCAATGCGCTTAGCCTCTGCCGTTTCACCAACCAGCTTTGAACCAAGCACAGCAGCTAGGCCTAGTTCGTTGATCTGTGACGCAATTTGCTCAAGCCTGCGGAACTGCGCGTCATAGCTGTTGCCTGCAGGTTCAATGTATTGAGCAGACGCACCTTCTGGCAATGCCAGCGCTTCTCCTGGCCCCGCACTGATTTCTTCTGCTGACTGCGGAAAACCAAAGATCGCCAGCATCGGAACAGCACTGATATGCAACTGATTGCTTAAATCAGACTGCACCTGATAATGCTGCAGGTTCAACTCAGCAATATCAGCAAGAGGTGGAATTGATTCCAGCACTCCCATGCGGTTTGAATAAGCGACACTAAAAGGAATTGCACTTAAACTTGTGCGACCTTCGTCAACAACTTTAAAATCACCTTGCTGATCTTTTTGATGGATCTCAAAAGCGCCAGGGGTTAAGACTCTTACTTGCTCGACTTGCTTTTCACCGTACAAACCATCTGGTACAACAATTTTTTCTTGTAGCCTAAGTTGCGTTAGCTCTTGCTTGCCATCTTTTAATTCTGATCGCCAACCTAAAATATCTCTTGGCGTATAACTTACCCAGTAAGGTCTACCATTCTCGCCAGAAGTCGGAGCATCTACAAGAACACCAACGTGTCCATAACGAATAGAAATTCTGCTTGCTTGGAATAACCACGTCTGCAGGTCGTTGCCTTGCAAGTCAACGTCAAAAAGCTGCTCACGGATTACGTCTGATACATCGTCAAGACGCACAGGCTTGCGCGTCAGCATCCCTGCCAACATGCGTTCCAACCTGACGTAATACGGCGCAAGCACTGATCGTTGCAGCCTGTTGTCGTAAGCCTCGTCAAGTTCTCTCGGCTCTTGCGGCAGAAATTTGCGGTGGCCTTTTCTGATCTTGTACGTTCCGCCAAGCAACGTTTCGATCAAACCCCAGTGGGGCTCCATGTTGACCCAAGACGAATTCGGGTCATTGACCTGAGTGACGTTACCAATACGTTGCCGCCCAGAGAAACCCGAATACACAGCCAAACCCGCCTAGTGCTTGCAGTTTAGTAAAGCCTAATGCCAGTGCCTCTACCAGCACGCGCATTCAACATCGAGAAATCTCTATAGATTAGATAACCAAGCGCATCATTCATGTGGTCGTAACCAGCATCTTTGTCAGGATCACCAGCTTCCGTGTAACTCTGCAGCTCTAAGCATTCAATCGTGCGCTTGCAGTTGGCCGAAACTTGCAGCCTTACCTCTCCTTTTCCGTTTTCCAGCAAAGCTTGAACAGAAGCCACCCGATCACGTACGGGAGGATTTGCTTTCGGTGATTGATTGCTGAACCCGTACGTTTCCAAGATCTGTATGTCAGTCTTGCTGGCATTCGTGCTTCTGTTTCCGCCTGATGCGTCAGGGTAGACATATACCTTGCGTCCCTCAGCACGTTGCTGGATTTGTTGTGCCATGGCGTCGGTGTCATGTGCGCCACTGATCTCATCGATCAGAAGAAGTTTGTTCCCAAGACGAACACCAATGACAGCTGACATGTTGCCGATATTGAAATCAACGCCGATTCTCAAAGGTTCGTCGCTGACATCTGGAATATCGGTTGTTACGTGCTTTGCTCTG